ACAGCTGGCAGGAAGGTTTCTCCAAGGTCTTTCATAACCCCAGAAATGGTATTTTTCAAGGCAATGCTCGCAGACTCCGCACTACCGGAAAATTCTTTATTCGCCTGAGCCGCCAAACCCGCCTTGTTCGCGATTTCCCCCAATCGATCATCAAATTCTTTCATGTTGCTACCGAGCATCGGACCAAGACCAATCAATGCTTCAGACGATCTGAAAAATTTACCAATTGGAACCCCAGCATCTGCCGCTGCCTGCTTCACCATCATCAATGCCTTGGAGAAACCGACAGACTGAACCAATGCCGCGCCACTTTCAACGCCCATTTTTTTCAACAATTCGGTCATCATTTCCTGTGGTCGGATAAGCCCAACAAGAATCGATTGCAATTGTGTGGCAGCCTGTGAAGTTGATCCAGCAGTCTGGGAAAGCACAGCCATCGCTGCACCCATTTCATCAGCACTCAGCCCAGCCTGTTTCGATATAGACGCAAGATCACCAATGACAGGGACCAACTCGGCGACGGAAGTTTTACCAGCAGCATCGATAGCGAATAACAAGTCGCTCGCTTCAGATGCGCTTTTTATTGCCCCACCATAACCAAACATAAGCGACGTCAATGATTTGACGACTTCTTGCTGTTCCATATGTTGAGACAATGCAACTTCAGAAGCTGTCTTGAGCATATCAAAAGCCTTGACCGGATCTTTAATACCAGCGGACATGATGGAATAATAACCCTTCATCAATTCTGTCTGCGTACCAAGTTCCGGACCAAGCTGTGAAATGGTTTTTCGGATGTCCGCGTAAGAAGCATCGGTGACCTTGCGCATATCAATCAAGGCCGATTCATAATCAGATGCCAGCGAAAACATTTTCTTGCCGAGACCGATTGCACCCCAAGCCGTGAAGGTTATCCCGAGCTGAACTCCGAGGCTTTTTGCTGACCTTCCAATCTTGGTAAAAGTGCTTTCGGCTGTACCAAATTCCTTTTCTAATTTCCTGACTTCATTTCGACTCAGGCCAAGCGATTTCGTGAGGGAGTCAATGGAACTTTTCGCCTTATCGGCACCAACCTTTTTAATAAGACGAGACTCAAGTTTCTTGACGTCGTTGTCGACTTCTTCAGTCGTCAGACCTAACTGAGAAAGATCCTGCCTCAGTTTCTTTACAGCAGTTTGTGCCTCTTCTGTCGAAACTTTGATCTTTACTCCAGCCATCTGTCACTTCCTTTTTATGGGTCTGGATCTTTGCTTGATTACCGTTTGTGGATGACGAACCTTGTTTCCACTTTTCTTTGCCAGTCTCCCACCATCTTCCTCTTTTGCAATCAGCTTCGGAAAGATAATATCGTCAATTGCCAATATCTTTTCAAAGTCCTCAAGTGAGGCATTATACAACTCACAAAGATTGAGAACACTATCCGTCCTAAGTGGCAATGGCCCACCAAAGGAAAATGGGCGGTCCCTTCGGTTGGCCATTTGCCACAGTTCCCAGGCCAAAATGTTTTCGACATCCCAACTTGGTTTATTGCATTCATCGCATGGAGGTTTGCCATCATATACGTCACTACACTCCTCGCAGCTGACTACGCTTCGCTCTCCGTACCAAGCTGCACACTCTGCAAGTTTTTTGATTCTTTCTCCAAATCTTCCTGCACATCTTTGTAAAGAGCATCAGCCTTCTCAAGAACCTTGTCGATGAATTCCGGATTAGCAAGATACACCGCTTCCTTATTTGCATTGTTACACTGAAGCACTACGCCATCCTCATTCTCAACGCCTTTCCAGTCCTTGATGGTTTCAAAGATTTTGTAAATCTTAAACTTGTAAAAATTGTGATCTGTAAATCTTTGCCCTTTGTCCCATTCGGCTTTTTTAGTCTTCTCCAAAAGAGCAGCGATCTCCTTCGGAGTCTGTGGATGGACTAAAAACTCTGCCGACTCTCCCGGAACATCCCCGTCAATCTTGATCCATTCTTCAATCCGTCTCGTACGCAATTTCATTTCTATACCTCCCGGCAATTTGTGTCCCGGTATTTTTATTGAAAGGGCAGTGGGGGTGCCGGGATCACCCCCACCATTTTTCAATGGTTCTGCCCAGAGTTTTACCGAAAGATAATCTCGGCACTATCTTCGCCAACCGTTCCGAGCGCCTTGATAGGGATACTCAGCTCGACGGCGGGTGATGCAAAGTTGACAGATGGAACTGTCAGCTTACAACGCTTCATATAAATGTCCACGATCGATCCTGCCGTGTCCCCAAAGGTAATAAGGACAGGGACTTCTTCACCATCAAATCCATCGGTGAAGTATTTTGCATCGGCTTTCTTGAAATAGAGATTGAGAGTCGATGTGATCTGCCGCTTGTCCTCAAGGAAATCTTCTGGGTAATCCGTTCCGATTTCATCCTCAAGGTACTGATGCGGAGTGGCAAAGGAAACAGATCCTGCTTTGAGTTTTGCGGCCACCCCGTTGATCTGAACCGTGGTGTCTTTTGACTCAATCGGATCACCGATCTCTGTGACTGGAGGAAGATACCCGACAATGGCATCATCCGTTGCCGTCGCATGACCAATTCCGGCAACCAGCGTCAAGACATTCGTTGTCGTATTGACAGCCGAAATCTTACTGATCGTTGCCACAGTCCCAACCTTGATGTATGCACCTGCTTTATACAGCTTGGCATCATCAACGGTAATGTTCAATGCCGTTTTGGTTGCGGCTGCAGCTGCCGCGGATGTCCCAGCCCAAACCATCTTCATCCCTTTTCCATCCATTGTCACCTTGACCGCACCCTCGTTTGTAATATCAAACACAGCATTGTCAATGGTGCATCCGGAAAGACCCTGCACAAAATGATCGGTCTCCACCCACAGGCTGAAAGTCGGCGAGCAGGTATTCTGTTTGTAAAAGATCGAACAAATTGACAAAGTACCTGCCGTATGGGAAGTCGCCGTGGTTGATCCATACCCTCGAACGCATCCGGTCAAGGTCGCAACCGTTGCATCCAGCGATGCCCGAGTAATACCTGTGTAATGGATCTTTTCCGTTCCAATGATCACAACTCCCTTTTCAGGGACATCACCCCCGGCAATTGCGCCAATGTGAACAGTAGAAATCGTCGCGCTGGCAATTGCGGAAGCCGTCATGGTCGTTGCGGCATTTTTCAACCCCTGCAAAGACTGGAACAGAACCGATCCTTGAGGAAGAGCGGTATCTGCGACCGCAACCAATCCGGAAGGTCTTAAATACATCGACAATGACCAAGACCCTGCCGGAGTTGCACTCTGGAACTGATCAAGAACGTCCAAGGTGTCTTGAAGTTCCTCGGTATCGACAAAAGCCGGATTCTGATTGATCACCGCATTTCCGACAGGCCTGATTGCATCCAACGTACCGCTCGGATATACCATCGTACCGATGGTTGCTTCAACTTTAGCAAAGACTCGCTGCTTTCGTGCCAATCCAACCCCACCTGTACAGCTCATAGTAACACCTCCTGTTTATTTTGTAAAGTCTAAAAGTTTTCTTTTTAATTTTTTGAGACTTTTCAGTTCGTGCTCCCAAATGACAAGAGTCTCAAACCCAAATGGCTTGAAGATGCCAATCCTATCTTGAGGATCATCATCTTTGTGCCAATAGTCGCCAAACAACTCAATTATCTTTTTCTGGCCATTAATATTCACAAAGTCTGGACATCTGCCGGCTATGAAAAATTGGCCATCACCGACATACTTCCATTCACCAGGGTAAAGACCATTCAAAATTTCATTCAATCTCATCTCCGGCTTATTTGGCAATAGGCAAAGACCGGCCATTATTTTTTTTGTCTGTTTTTCTCTATACTCCAAATTATTCCACAATAATTTATGAGCACGAGAAAGTTTCTCTCTTTGCGATATCGGCATTGACCTCTCTGATAATGTTTTACGTGTCCCTTCTATCATTCTTTTCCTCTGTCCATCAGGGATGATTATCCCCTTCAAAGTTACCGACCTCTTTCTTTTTGTCTCTTCCGACTGCTTTATACCCGTCAGAGTTCTTGCAATTTTTTCTCTCTGCTCTTTGGAAATAATCTTCCCCATAGACGATTTTGATATTTTCATTCTTGCTTCAATAGAATGATGTCTCCCCTTAAATTTGCCATTATGCCCACGGACAAACTTATTTTTTACTTCTTGCCCACATCCACACTCACAAAGTTTTGGTCTATAAATCACCATCAGAGGCTTTCCCCGATCCATGTATTGAAGTCTATGGAAACCATTGTGTGTGCAAAACCATTTTCCTCATCCACTCCTATATAATCAGTGTTCGGTTCATCAAACCGAACCCCATTGATTTCCGCTCTTCTAAAAAGTGTTTCAAGTGTGTTAGCGTAAACATTGGAAGTCTTGATTCCTGTCCCCGGTGGAACAAATATACTGATCATCAAAACTCCAACCCTGACCCCTATTCCACCAGCATCTCCAAGCTCTCCCACGTAACTATTACCCATCTTAATCCTTGGTCTGATCCATGGTGCCGCAGATGGGGCAGTAAATGTCTGGTTCGGCCAATCAATCAAAGTCTTGGTCGCCCATGTGGAAGAAATAGTCGCCATGATACTTGAGCGGATTTCATCCGGGGACATTATTCACCTCCGCTACTGCTGTTTTCGAGAATCTTCATCTGTGCCAATGCCTTCGCAAATTCCTGAGTAGCTTCAGCCAAGGCCACTCTGTAAACTCCATTCGGAGCTTTTATCACACTCTTGCCACCGGGATTTTTCCCGCTCCATCCATTTTCAATCCGCTCTGCATAAGGAACATTGTTGTAAAGGAAGACATCTCCATTCCCAATTTTCCATTTCCAAGATACCGCTTTGCTTTCTGCAACCAAGGAAGGAATTCGTTCCCCCTTTTTACCTTTGACAACATCTTGACCTTCCGCCGGGGGGGCACCATTACAAATCCCATGACTGGCCCGATATGCCCCGGTATCGACAGGAGACCTTTTGATGATGTTGCCGAACAAACCAAGCACTCCAGCCCTGATAACCTTTTCAAGCTCACCTCCGGAATAGTCCGCCAGTTTTTGCAACTGAGCGGAAAACTCTTTCGCGCTATTTGCAAGCTGATCGCCGAGTACTTCCGATGGCATCATTTCAAAGGCCATTACTCATCTTCCCTTTCAAAGCTGAATTTTCGTTTTTTTGACGACTTTATCTCAGCCCCGCTATATTCCCTATCAATAGGGGTGATAATTGTTTCTAAGGGCTGTTTTGGCGGTTTTTCCGCCCCTTCTTTCAATAGGGCTATCTCCACATCCTTTTCCTTGATCACGGATTGGAGCCTTTCTATTTCATGGACCAGAAAGCTTTTACTTTTCGTTTCAAGTGACATTCCAGCACCTCCCTGTTATTTCATGTCAGCCACAAAAATAATTACTGTTCCACCTGGTCTTACCGGTCTGGTCTTATCCGGATACCAAATGCTTGTTCCATAAACGACTTTGTAATCAATTTGATCAAGCGTAGGCAATCCGGATGCAGACAGCAAAAGCCGCACCTTGTCTGATTTGCTATACTCCCCAGCCTCGTTTTGCATAACTGGATTGGTGATCACCCCGATCGTGCTGTAGGAAGTCAAAGTTGAGGAAGTATAAGAATCAGATGTTGCCGAATAGGAGCCTTCAACGATCTTGACAACCGTCATATCCGCGCCATATTTGTCAATGAGCCTTTTCGCAGAAGTGACCTTTCCGTTCCAATCCATACTTATGTCCTCTTCACGTTTGCCATATTCGCGTTTCTCAATAATCCTCGCAAAAAACCTTCAATCACGCGGTAAACAGTCCTTGAAGGCGTGCTGCTGAAATACTCGGTCGCAATAACATCCACCCGTTCACTCTTGATGTTTGAAACCAGATTCGCTTGCAAAACCCCCGGATCAACTGACTCTTCATACGCAGCACGACAAACAGCATTTTTCAATCCCTTCGGGATTTCCTGATACCAAAGCAAATCCAACGATGGATCAATACTATCGTCCTCATAAATTCCATATCGAGGCCATTCCAAAGGATCATCATAGGACATTTTTTCACCCTTGAAATCAAACTCAGATTCCACATAGGCCATGCCTCTCAGAATTGCCTGTTCCATCATCGTTGTGCTGGCAAGAGTCGCGGCTGGGATTGTCAACCCATATAAATTGACAAAGGTTGTCAATTCTGCGACAGTAACATAACTATTCGCCGATGCGCTCGAAGCTGTCCCGTCTTCAATTACAAGGATAGACATCACTCCTCCTTACAGATCGAATCGGTCCTACTTCCGATGAATCCTGTTGACCTTTTCTTTCTTCTTTGCAATTTCCAATTCAACCGGCTTTTCATCGACAGTTTCATAAACTTCAGGATCAGGAGCGGCAATTGGTTCGATCCCCGAAACTTTTTCACCATCAGGTTTTGGAGCTTTCTTCAATGGCTTTGGCGATCCCGGAGGATTCTGAAGCAGGCCTCTTTTCAACCCTTCCCGATAATCGACCGGATGCGTGAATTTCACTTTCGTTCCATCTTCTCTATATGCATAAAACATTTTCCCGTCCTCCTTATTATTGAAGTGTACCCATCACAAAATTTGCTCCTTGCTGTGCAGGCTGTTCCTGTGATGGTTCATCTTTGCTGAAACGCACAGGGAATGCAGACTTTGAAAGACTATCCTCCAACTCCCGCAATGTCCCTTCCCGAAATGCCGGATTCAATCTGTCCAGAATGGCAATCAAATTTTTCATCGCCAAAGTTCCCTCTTTGATCTGAGCAACGGTCTTGTGAAAAAACGCATAGGCCAATGCTTCCGGCCTCAGCGCATAGGTAAACCTGTTCCCTTTCAATGAAGGATCTTTCTGGAATTTCTGATAGATTTGGATAAAATCGTTTGCAGCATTGATCTGCAACATTGGATCACCAATCCATACCCCATACTCAAGGGCAGCAATGGACATATCCAGATCGCCGGGCAGATGTTCAATGCCACGCATCAACCACTCATACGCTTTTGCCTTATCACCGATTTTCATGTACTGTTTGGTCATGGTAAAAAATATTGAATCACAAAACTTTCCTTCACCCACCTTGTCCTTGTTGGCCCAATACATCTCCCCATACTCAATGGCTTCCTTTGGAAGTCTGCTATCCGCGTAAATCTGGAAAGATAGAAGTAAGGG